CTACATCTTGTGCTTGTAATAGCGGAGTGCGTTCTGCTCTTAGGCGGTTTTTAGTAATTGCTTTGGCTTTATCAAAGTTGACGGCAACAGAAGTAGCATCCATTTCCCACGCATCGTAAAAGTCGTTATCACGGGGTAGGTCAGCTAAATTGACAATTCTTGCGCCTTTGTTTTTAGGCACATCTTTAGCCAATACAGCTTCAATGCTAATTTCGCCAGTAGAAATGCAGGTAGAAACTCCACCGTTGTCGTTAGTAAAAATAATTACTTGTGTCATTTTTGTTCCTTAATTATATGTAACAAGCCACATAAATAGGGCTTGCATCTCCAACAACACCACTGCCACTCATTGACCTAATTGGCAATACTGATGTAGTTTTTGTTACATTAAAATTTTGATTTAAAACGGTTTCTCCACCACTATTTCTCATATTACTACCCATAACAGCACAATAATTAGCGTTTGCAAAAGCCGTAGTAAAATTTATTTCATATGTTCCTGTTGATGACCTAGTTACAGAAGATACATTAAAGGAAGCCGCAATAGTTCCACTTGTGCCATCAAAGTTTACCCATGCCTTTGCAAGTTGAGATGCGCTTGTTACAACAGGTGTTGAAGAAACCCAAGTAGTTCCATTGGAAGTTAATACATTTCCTGTTGTGCTTGGGGCTACGACTTGTGGTGCAGAAGTACCGTTACCAAGAAGAACATTGTTAGCAGTTAATGTAGCCGCCCCTGTTCCACCTTGAGCAACAGTTAAAGGGGTGGTTAAACCAGTTATAGATGTAATATCGCTATTAGTACCTGATTTAGCGGCAACTAAATTTGTTCTAGAAGTCGTAGCGTTAGCAACATCTGACAGGTTAGATGCTTTTAATAAAGAAAGCGCATCAGCCGTATCAACATACGCTTTAGTTACTGCGTCTGTAGATAAAGTAGGGGTAGCTAAGTTAACAATTTTGTTACTATTTAAATTTAAGTTACCCGTCATTGAAGTTTGACCATCTGCGGCAACCGAATCGGTCATAGCAGAAGCCAAGTCATTCATGGTGTTATTAGCCCATGTACTTGCAATGGTTGTGCCTGTAACTACTGGATTACCAGCAGGTAGTGAATATGTGCCTGACCCGTTTCTACTCATTTATTGCTCCTCATTAGCTCCAGCCTTGATAGCACCTTGCATCATTAACATTCTAGCTAAGTTGCGTGTTTCAGGGCTTAAATTTTGCATTTGTTGGTTAGTTAATCTGCTTTGTACAGGTTTTGATAATGCGGTGGCTCGCAAAGCTGGGCGAATTGCACCAGCAGCAAATCCTAAAGCACCTGACTGCGTATCTCCTGCATACAATCCAGCAGTACCAAGTCCTAAACTTGCATATAAATCTAATGGACTTGTCTGTGGAATGCTACCCATTCTTTCAGTAGTTTGGGCGGCTGTTGGAAAGGCTTGGGCAAATTGAGCAGACTGCTTTAATTCACCTGACAATGGCTTGCCTTTAGCTAGTTGAGCAGCTAATTTCTTGGCATCAATAGCACCTGTGGTTTGATTTAAAGCGTTTTCTACAGAATAAGTCTTAGCTATTAATTGCCGAGCATCTTTGAACTTTTGCAACAAATCCGTTTGTTTACTGTTTGCAAGATAGTTTTCAATAGTGTTTTCAAGAACTTGACTGGCTTCTTTGTTGGCTTTGCCTAATGCTTTATCGCCTGTTCTATAAGCTATGTCTGCATCATTACGCAATACATTAATTTTAGAAATAGCAGAACTTACATCAAAACTGGGTGAGCGTAAAGAATCAATCGTTTCAATAATTGGATTTGTTTTACCTGTTGGAAACTGAGCTTCTGCTATTTTTGCATCTTTGTAAACTTTAATATCATCTAATGCCTGATTAAACTTAGGGCTAGTTTTAATTGTGCCAGTAACCCCTAAATTTTCGTAGGCTTTTCCTGCTGTAGTTCTTAAATTAGTTAAAACATCAGGAGTAATTACAATATCTTCGGGCAGACCTAAAGACTTTGCAGCTAATTGATTAGTGACTTGTTGGTTCTTAAAACTAGCGTTTTGAGCAGTAGAAATTTTACCTGCCGAGCCTTCAATTAAGCGATTTAACAACGATGGTTTTACTTGGGTTGGGGGTATTACATAACCTGCTTCTTGGGCTTCTCTAGCGGCTTGCATTGTGCCTTGAGATGGGGGTGTGCCACGCAATAAATTAACAGTACCACGAACCGCTTTTTCAATAAATGGGGTAGCAGCACCAGTTAAAGTACCAAATGTGGCGGCTTGTTCTCGATTTTGTTGGTCAGGCGTTAACCCATAACCCAAAGTTCCACCAATAGTGGCTTGTTGACCTACAGCCCTAGCAAAACTAGGTAATTGACCTATTTGTCTAGCAACTTGTGGTACTTGTGCTAACGCAGTTGTAGCTTTTTGTGCAGCACCATATGGCACTAAATAAGAACCAATTTGACCGACTGTGCCTGAAACAGGAGCTACGCTTTTAGCACCCTCAGTCATTGCTTCGCCTACTTCGACCATGCGTGTACCAGCATTAGGAAAAGCCATTTGTGTTAAAGCACCTGCACCCCTAATAAGTTCGCCTGTACCACCTACCAATGCAGGGCCAACAACACCACTACGCCCACCTGTTTGGGGATTGCGTAAGCTGTCTAAAAAGCGGTCATAAGCACTCGATGGTGCATTAGCTTGAACACGCTCCCAATCGCTTGATTTTGGTTCAGGCGTTGCTTGGGTTTGTGTTGGTTGACTTACTCTTTCCCAATCGCTCATTGTGTTTTTTTCTTTCTGTCAACACTACCATCAGAATTTATTCTGTATTCATACAATTTAGGTTGGTAAGGTATTCCTTTTGTCCTTAATTGTGACTGTATATCAACATTTTCGTCTTTTGGTTTTTCAGTTTTAGGTTGTTGCCCAATAGGTTGTGCACCTATTCCAGCACCACGACCAGCAGCAATTCCAACATCTCGTTCTGCTTGTTCTCTCATCATAGCTTTTTGAGCAATTTGGTCAGGTTTATCACCAAAAACAGGGAAATATGTTCTGTTATTTCTAATAACTTCTTGCTCAGTAGCAGCAGCACCCGTTTTAAAGCGTAAATACGCTTCTGACCATTGGTCTTGTGCTTGTTTATATTGTTGAGCAGTAACAGGTACAAGTGGGTTAGCAGTTCCACCAGCCAATCGAACAGCAGTTTGGCTTTTAAATAATGTGGGGTCAAACCCACCAGCTTCAAGAGTGTTGACTGCGTTGCTTGCACTAACCATTTGGCTTTGAAAAGCAGATGCTTTACCTTGAGATTCTGTTAAGTCTTTTCCGCCTACTTTATTTGCTTTATCAAACTCAAACTTTTCTCTATCAAAGTTTAATTGTGCTTGCTGATACGGAGTAATTTGATTTTTAAAGTCTGTAAATGAACCTTTAAAACCTTGGTTTTTAGCAAACTCAAAGTTTTGCATATCGGTTGTAGGTTTCCCAGCACCTTGATAAATTGGTTTTAAAGTAGTTGGGTCAAGTAATACATCCTCAGCACCAACTTTCATTGGGCCTTCGTTCATTTTTTGGAAAGCAAATTGTCTTTGTGCTTGCGTAGCTTTTGGATTTGTATAAAGATTTAATAATGCAGCTTTTGGGTTAGCAGGAATTGCTGGCGTTCCTGCATCAATTAAGTCGTAACCTGCAGGTGCAGGTTGAGCAGGTTGAGGCTGTAATTGTTGAAAATAATCAGTCATAGCAGAAGTTTCATCTGCTCGTAATCGTTTAGCTAAATCTAATTGGCGTTGTTCAACCTTTTCTAATTCTTTTTTACCTAAATAACCTTGCAATAAAGGTGCAGCGTATTGAAAAAAACTAGGTGCAACATAACGCCCACTTACCATTTGTCCTTGTGGTGTTTGCTGACCTTGTTGCATTAATAACTCTGCCATTCTTTGTTGGCGAGCAATTTGTTGCTGTTCTATTTGTTGTTCGGGGCTTAAATTGCCACCTAGATTGAGCATTGGTTGTGCCATATTACATATCGCTTATTATGTCGTTAGGATTCATACCAGCAGAATAATAGTTTTGTGCAGGTCTTTGGTTATAAGCCGACATTTCTGCATTAGCCATATTCATTCTTTGTTGGTCTTGTTGATTGCGTAAAGCATTAGCCATAGCTAATTGGTTATAACCAGCCCCAGCTTGTTTACCATCAACAGTCATACCCGCTTGATTAGTCAGATTCATGCCTTGTTGCATAGCCTGTTGTTGCATAGCTTGTTGATTTGCTATGTTTTGATAAACAGGATTTAACCCACCTAAGTCTTGGGTTTGTTGCATCTGTTGAATGTAAGGGTTGTACATATTCATGGTAATAGTCCGTAATCTACGACTTTATAGCCGTCATCGAGGGTTTTAACTGCATAAGGAAACACTTGCTCTAATTCGCCAGCCATTATTCCAACATGGATATTATTGCTCGTTAATGGGTTAAATTTAACCTCATCTTTATATTCAAAGCTATAAAGAGTTAACCCGTTAGCCATTACGCCTATAGGTTTAATGTTTTCTTTAACCATATTTGCCCATCCCTGCACCAGCCAAGTTAAATAAACCTTGATTTAGGTTAGCTTGGGCGGCTTGTTTAGCGTTAAAGTCACCCATTTGGGCGTTATATCCCATCTGTGATGCAGCCAATAAGTCAGGGCCTTGCGTTGTTGCTTGGTTAAACGAATTAACAAATTGTGGGCCTTGTACTTGTGAACCTGTACGAACCGCAGATAAAGTATTAATTGGTTCATTTCTTTGATATGCTAATTCTCCAAAAGCTGCTGCTCTTGCTCGATTTCCAACATCAAATCCTTGAGTTGTTGCACCTAACAATATATCGTTTTGTTTTTGGTCAAAATTGCGAATGGCTCGGTCATAAGCCTCAGACCCAAGTTGAATACCTTGATTGGCTAATTGCTGTTCTAATCTTTCACGCCCTTGCTGTAACTGTGGGGCAAGGCGTTGCATATAAGCATCTTGATAAGACTGACTAGGATTAATCCCTGTGCTTGGTAATTTGCTTGTATCAAACGGGCTTGCCAACATATTCTCAACATAGCCTAAACCTTGACCTGCAAGTCTGCCTAAACCAATACTAGCTAAGTTTTGATAATCAAGAATTTGTTGTTGTGCAGGGCTTAATGCTTGTGTAGCGGTATAAGTAGGGTTTCCAAAAGGGTCAGAACCAGTAATATCATACTTAAGACTGCCATAGGGCGTGACTTGATTAACCCGATTAGCCGCAGTAGCGACTCGTGCCGCTTCAATATTGCCTTGAGCAGTTTCTCTAGCCATCCCCGTATAATCAGGGGGTGCAGGTGCGCTTGGCGCAGGCCCTAATCCTAAAAATCCACCACCACCCATACTATTCTCCCTTGTTTAAAGAGCATCGGATGTTAAGAAACCGACACTCCTCTTTTCTCATAGCCATAATCACCAAATCACCACTCATGTGGGCATCAGGTATTTCAGCTACAACCTTAAAGCCCAAATGTCGGTTTAACTTTAGGGCATCTGTGTTATCAGCACAGATTTGCCCTAGTATAACGCTAACTCCTAGTTTATTAAAGGGGTAATCAAATGCCGCCCATAATAAATCTCTACTCATCCAGTTCGTTTCAGCCAATGCCCCAATGTGCATTTCGCAGGCTTTTGGCATGAAATTACAATAACCAATTACAGCTACTAAATTACCATCTTGCATCTGACCGATACATTGGGTGGTTTCAGGTAGGGGAAAGTTAAGCACTCTAACCAGCCATTCCCCCAAATATCGCTGGTTTTCAGTCGTAACAGTCCTCACAATACCCCGCCAGCCTCCATTACAAAGTCGGTACTTGCCCAATGAAAGTCAATGCCTTGCGATGCAACATTCATACTAATTGACCCTGCATAACCTATTCCTGTAACGCCTTGCCAAAATTTAGTAACAATTAAATTTCCACCCCAGTTGGTGTCATCCCATGTGGATGTATCCCAAACCCCAATATCTAGGGTAGATGGGTTAAATGTAATTTGGTTAGTTAAGGGTACTGTATCAAAATCGGTGCTAATACCGCATAAAACTGTCGGTAAGCCGTTATCTGTCTGTAGGATAGGGCGTACCATAGTAAAGCGTTTTTGTTGCCCACGAGTATCAAAATACGAGTAGGCTTGTTGTACAAACCCACTAATATTGTCGGTATCGTCAGAAAATGAGTCGTAAAAACGAGCTACAAAGCCGTTTCCACCAAAATACATATCTTCATTGCTCATTTCCCAACAATTTGCTGAAATATTGGTAAATCTAGCCCAAGACTTTGTAATGTTGTGCATTACATATTGCTCAGTTCCACCAGTTACGGGGATATTGAGAATCAGCATATTGTATTTGGCTAAATAGTTAATCTGCCAACCAAAATTGCTAGAATAAGCGTCTGCCGCTTGGCTAATAGCAAAGAAAATCTTGTCAGTAATATTAACTCGTGGGTCTAAACGAGTGGATTGAAGTCCTGCCGATAGCGGAACTAAACCTTCTTGAGTCAATAATAAAATATCACCACCATATTTAAATACACATTTACGGGCAAAGGTAGAGCCTATGTTCCAAATACCTACTAAAGCCCAATCGTTTGGGTCGGCTGGGTCTGAACCTTTGTAAACAGCAACTTCTCCGTTACTTGTAACAAACACAGCTAAGTCATCGACTCCGTATCCAGCGTCAATAGTCCAAGTTCCCATTGCTTGTAGGTAGCCACCATTTTTAAAGATGCCACCAAGGGGAAATGCAGTAACAGCCCCATTAATTGAATCTACGGGCAAATACCAAAAATTAAGAGAGTTTTCTTCTACAAAGTAAAGACGCTCTTTAAATAAGTTTACATAAGCAAATGTATTACTATTTTTACCTGTAATGTAATAAACCACCGAATAAGTGCCTACAACAGTTGCATCACCGCTTGGGGCAGTCGCCATCGTATAAGTGAGGGTCGAGCCACCCGTTACAGTAATGCGAAAAGTTCCATTAAATTCGGCAGGGGTTGCTCCTGCGACTGTTATGGTATTACCCGTAACTAATCCATGAGCTACAGCAGTTGTTAGGGTTGCGGTCAAATTGCCTGTGCCACCCCTTGTAATCGTAGAAATAGTCTGTGCGGTGCTTGTTGTAGCCGACCTAGACCATCTTGTGCCATCATAAACAACCATAGGGTCAACATTGTTTACAGCAGGCATAAAAGACCCACCAGCAGTTGTAATCATGGAATGTATCCACTTACCATCGGTATTGCCTGTAAGGCTAGAAGTAGCCGTAGAGGTACTAGCATCATAAATAATCGTAGCGGTAGCAGCAAACAGCTTAGTCGTTGTTGGGCTTGAATAGCTCATAAGGGATAAAACAGCCCCCGTAATGCCTGTAGAAATCTTGGTATAGCCTTTTCTAAGGGTTACATCCGTAGGCGTAGGAAAGAAGTTAACCATCTGAACCGCATCTAACGAATTCATAGCGGCTAACGAATCCCTAGCGTTCCACCCGCCAATAGGAGATGGTAGAGATGCTGTTGTTGCCCTTCTTTGTTGAGCTACCGCCATGTTATAATATCCCCATATTGTGATAACGGAGATTCTTATGGAAGAATGGCGTGATGTTGTTGGATTTAAAGGTTTGTATGAAGTTTCTAATCATGGAAATGTTCGTTCCTTTAAAAAGAAAAAACTTAAAAAAATTAGCGTTGATAAAAAACTTAATCGACCTTTTGTAAACCTTTGGAAAGAAAACAAGCCATATGTTCGAAAACCACATAAACTTGTTCTTGAAGCATTTGTTAGTGTTTGCCCTGAAGGAATGGAAGGTTGCCATAACGATGGAAACTCTTTCAATAACCATGTTGAAAATTTGCGTTGGGATACTCACAAAAATAACATTCTTGATAAGTTTGGACATAACACCAGTAATAGTGGAGAACGCTGTAATTGGGCTAAATTGAAACAATTTCAAGTTGATGCCATTCGTAAGGACAATAGAATTCAACGCATTATTGCGGAAGAATATGGCGTAAAACAAAGCCTTATTAGTCGAATTAAAAATGGCATTCGCTGGAAACATCATTAAGTCCCATAGCCAGTGTCTGGAATGTTAGCGTAACCAATTAAGACCTTACTTGGGTATGGTGCAAACGATAGGGTAGCAGAGCCTTTGTCGTTGGCTTTGGCTACATTCAAATAACGGAAATAGTCTTGTTGCAATGCAGTAGTATCAAACCCTTTGATTTGGAAATACTTAAGTTTTGTACCTAAAACCAAGACTGTATCGTCAAATATGGTCGTATCGGTATCTACAGTAAAGCTGTTTTTAACTGCTCCAGCAGCACTTCTAGCCCAACCTTTTGAGCGGTATTCAAAACCTAAATATTCTTGTGTGTTATATGGTGGCCAAATTTGGAACTTATCGCCTAGAATACGCCACCTAATGCGTGGGCCTGTCGAGATATAACCCGACTTGAGCCATTGCCATTGTTGGGCATCTTCAGGGCCAAGCATCTGCCAATGCTTTGTTTTGTCCCAATGCGTGTTGTCTGTAATGGTTTCAAAGTCATTGGGTAAAGGGTACTTAGTCTGCGAAAAGGTAAAAGTTACGCTTGTATATGTCCCACTAGCCAACTGGCTCATTACAATAGTCGATAAGCCTGTGCCAGCGTTGTAAGTTACGCTTGACACATAGGTATCTTGGTTAATGCCTGTACCTGTAATTGTAAAGTTACTAGTTAAGGCTGTAGCGTCACCTGTAACAATAATGTTATAACTTGCGTTGCTAACTGTAGAACCTACAAAAGTCTGTGCATCGGTATAAAACCGATACTCCAACTGTAGAGCTTGCCAATCATATTCCTTTACCAAGTCATAGCCTTGACGATTCATTAGGGCTAGAACCTGTTGTACATCTTGACTAGTATTACCCGCCACATAGGTAGGAATAGCAAGGTTTAGCTCGCTAGTGGTCTGCTGAACAAGTTGGAGCATCGTTGATGACATATTAGACTTTCTCTACGACCTTTGGTTTACGAGTTTTTTTCTCACCAACTGCCGCAAGTACAGCCGCCATTTGTTCTTGCATTAGGGCGAGCTTCGCATCAGTTTCAGCCTTCATTTTAGCAGTTTCCTCGTCTTTTTTGGCAAGTTCTTGCTTTAGCGTATTAATTTCTTCATCCCGTTTACTAGCGTCTGCGGTTTCGGTAGCAAGGTTTAAATAACTTTTAGCCTTTTCCCTAAATGAGTGAGGTTGCATACCCGCAATCATTCCAATACGCTGTAACTGGTAATCTGAAGCATTAGCAATAGATTCGACTGTATAAAACTTGATACCTTTTAACTCTTGGGCTTGGGATTGACTAATTAAAGTCCATTGTTCTAAAGGTGTGCCCATCATATCGCTACTAGAGTCTTGACTAGCCTGATATTGAAGCCATTGCTTTGGAAAGCGTTGTGTGTGGCTTTCTCGTGCAAAAGTGTCAATTTCAGTTAGGTTATCTCCAGCGACCATAATGCGTACAAAGTCAAAGTCTTTAAATATTGGTCTGCCAGCTTCGTTAGATTCGTGTTCAAGTTGAACGGCTCGCTTGTAAAACTTAACTGCCAAGCGTGAATCTGCGTCTTGGTTATCGCTATCTATTGCCATTTGTAAAACTCCTCTAAGTGGTTAAAGGTACTGCGGTTAAAAGAAAAAGGGCTACCCCGTTAAGAGTAACCCTTTGTTTTTACTACAAAAGTGTATTAAACACTAGCCTTGCTGAACCAACCATAATCGCCTGATGCCATAGAAGCACCTGCTACATATGTTCCTGCACCCAAAGTAACTTGGAATGTAGAAGCGTTGATTACACAAGTAGCGGTTGATGCCGCAATAGCGACACCCGCTTGTGCAAACACATAACGAAAGCCATCATTTCCAAAAGTTTGCGTTCCCAAGGGAGCAAAGTCAGGAATAGATACTGCCGTAGTGCCGTTAGTATAAGAAAAACTGATTGGAGTTGTGGTATTTAAATCAACTCCTGCTATAGGAAGAACTGAATAAGCCATGATAATTTCCTTTTTTAGGTTAATTGATTAATTTGTCAAAAGACCCTGCAACTGTGCGTTGCTTGTGGTCATATTGCCAGCAAATCCATACAATTTTACAATCGCATCTTGGTTAATGGCTTGACGCTCACCACCGATAGGTACGAAATTACGCTCTTTGTGTGGGCGGAAGAAGATGTAATTGGTGTTCAAGAGATACATATAGTTTGTATTTTCTTGTGCGCCAATACCACCACCTAATACCACATCAGCAGATGTACCGCCACCATAGAACTTGAGGGATGCGAAACCTGCTGCACCACTTTCTTCGGTAGTAATACGCTGAATAGCCTGTAATGCGTTTACAAAGAACTGATACATATTGTTACCAGCAATGTACAAGTCAGCCTTGTCTGTGCCACGAATCTGCTTAATAGCGGCTTCGGTCATCTTAGCAAGCATTGTTGCTGAAGTTGCACCTGTGGTAATTTGGTTACGCCAAAAAGTAAAGTTGGCACGATTAATACCACCATAAGTACCTGTGGTTGGAGATACAGCGATAGCTGCAGCTAGTCCATCCACATTCTTACCGCCATTACCTGTTCCGTCACCATACAAATCGCCTGAAATGCGGTTCAATAAACGGGCTTCAGAAACTTGCATACGACCATCAATCAGGTCAATGATTGCTTCTTTAGAACTGTTTTGGAGCATTTCTAAACCACTCATGGTTACAGATGCAGCGTACTGAGCAATCTTAAATTGGGCAGCCGAGATTGGGCTATCAGGAGAAATGTTCAATACTTCATATCCGCTATACGAGTTAGCGTTGTTAGTAGCCGTATCATCATAGAAAATTTCTTCAAGAATGACATTACCACCTGAGAATGGGCGTACATTGCCCTTAGAGTTAAGTCTTTGCAGAATAGCATTGTTCTGCGTTAAGTTATCAGCCAATTCACCGCTACGACTTTGAATGGTTGTAGCGATAATATCGGTGATTGCTGAGTTAGCAAATGACATGATATATCCTTTATTAAGTTAAGTTAAAGCCTACCGCTCTCTGCATCGGCTAATCCAGCCATTAGTAGAGAACGCCTATCCTTTGCTTCGACTTTCGCTTGTGTTCCGTTAGGAGTAACGGATTTTGGGCTAACAGCCGTTGCTTTAGCTCGTGCTACTTGCTGGGATTGAGATGCTTGTTTTTTCGCAGAGGACAAGAGTCTATCTTGTTCAACTGCCCAAACTTCATCGTTCATCCTCACAGCTTTCGTATAAGCCGTTTCAAGGTTTTGGGCCTTACCTAGCTCAAGTAGTTGAGCCATTTCTTCCCTCACCAAATCAAAGTGCGGAAACCGCTCTTTGTCGCTTCTTACTCGTTCAATTTCATTACTTAAACGAGCTTGTTCTTCTTGCTCAAACCGCCCTTTTATCGTGCTAACCTCTTGATTAACTTGATAAAGTTGTTGCATTAACTGTTGTGTATATGCGTCAACTGGTTGTTGCGGTTCATTACTTTCATTTAAGTTTACACCATAATCTCTTGCAAGTGTATGAAACATTTCTCTTTTTTGTTGAGGAGTTCCCTTTACAAGCATCATGTGGGCACGACCCAAGTTGTTTATCCATGCGGCAGGGTGTATTCCTTGTGATTGGAGTTCGGGGACAAACGGGTTAATTGCTTCCTCAAGAGCCTTTGCTCGTTCCGCTTCCGCTTTATATACGCTAACGCCCTTTTTAAACTCGTTCTCTCGTTGGTTAAGGTATTCAAGGTGTTTTTTGCTTTCATCTTTAGTTAATGTTTCTCCCTTGGCTATCTTATCCCATAGAGGTAAAAGGTCTTTCTTCCAAGTCGTAGGCTTTGGTATATTGCTACTCTCAGGCTGTTCTTCGGGCTGTTCGGGTTCATCCGTATCTTCTGCAACAGCCTCAATGCTCGTTTCCTCTGCCACCGCTTTATCTTCAGCGACACCCTTCTCATTGGGTTCGTCTTGAGGTACTTCATCTTCCTCATGTTCCACCTCTTGAGGTTCGTCTTTTATTTCAACTTCATTCATTGCTGCTTCTAACATCTCTCTGCGGTCTGCCATGATTGCTCCTTAACGATAATTTAATTTAGCGTAAGCAAGCTCGGCAATCTTGCGTTTACGGGTTTCTTGGTCTTTACGGCTTAATTCCACAGGCTTGTGTTGTTTTGGCACATCATTGCCTAATTCAATCATGCGGTGCTGTTTTAAATGGCTTCTATGGTGACTTCGGCTACTAATCCAAGAACCATCTACTTGTGATACATAGCCTTCAATGTCTGACATAACCATTGGTGCATCTTTGGCGGTCATTTCTTCTTTTTGCTTCCATGCTTCTTCGGCTTCAGGTGTACCTAGGGTAAACCCCCAAAAGTCTAAATAATGTTCTTTATTTGACTTAGTTACGACATGGTTGCTCTCAGAATAGCCACATTTAGGGCAAATCATCACATTCTCCTTAATAGTTCGGGTAATTGGTCGTATTCATGGGGTCTTAGGCATACAACAGAGTCGTACCAACGGGCATTTTTCCACCGCCAACAGACAAATTCTTCTTTAGGTAGCAAAACAATGGTTCTAACCCCCAAAGCACCAGCTAAATGAGCCGTACCAGTATCTACAGTTACAACTCCTTTCATAGCTTTCATGTGCTGGGCGGTTTTTACCCAATCTTTCTTCCATCCATCGTTAGGTAGTGGGTTAAATAGCCCATCAGATTTAGGATTTAGGCTATAAACATCATCTCCAACCAATTCTTCGATGTGTCGGTAGTCGATTGATTTCAAGTAATACAGAATTTGCTTAGATGCTTCCCAGTTCACTCCTATTTTGGGTGGGATATTGCTAGGAATAGCGTGTAAATAGCCCTCAGAACCCACTATTTTCTTACGGGTTACTGGGAACATAGCCTTTACTAGCGGGTGAGATAGGGAAATGTAATACGGCAACGACATAGAGCCTATCCAGTAGTCTGATTGGCTTGCTATGCCCTCATTGGTACTGTTAGAAAAGACATCTACGCTATGAATCTGCCCCAAAAGGTAATGGAGTGTGCTTTCTTGTAGGACTACGACCTGTTTTGCCCCTAAAGCCTTTAAAGCGGGTAAGAATCGGGCAAACATAATAATGTCACCAAAGCCTTGTTCCATCTGTACTGTGATGGATTTACCGATTAAAGGCTCACCTCGCCATACAGGAATTTTAAAAGTAGGCTCATAGGGTACGGCTTGTTCGGCAACTATTTCAGGATGCCACCGATACTCAAATAATCGAAAACCTTGCTCATAACGACCTGCGTGTAGGTGGTCATAAGCTAACTTATATTGGGCGTGGGGGTCTAGATTAGTAGTAATATGCTTTCCTCATCGTCTTGTTCAGCAAGGCGTTGAGTTTCTAGTATTGCGAGCCTAGACCTTATTTGGCCTTGTTCTCGTCTTAACTCTACCGCCCTTAGCAACTTGCTTCGTTGGTTTTCAAGGTAGGCGATAGACTGCTCTAGTTCTGTAGTATCAACTGGCGGTATACCAGCCTTAACCTCTTGAATAGATTGTAGTTTATTTTGTTTCTGTTTAGCAACAATTTTCGGTGGGTCAACTAAACCCTTAATCCGAGCTTTACGAGCTTCTCGGTCTGCTCGTTGGGCTTTAAGTAATGCTAGTTCTTTTTCGTGTATCTTTCTTTCTAGGTTCTTTGCCCGTCTAATTTCTTCGGGCGTGAAACCATCATGCGTGTCAGTATAAGGATTGGGGGGTATTTGTCCTATCTGAAACGCATTAATCTGAAACGCTAAGACCTGAAATGCAGTCTGAAACACTAACAGTCCTCTGCGCCTTCGTAATCGCTAAAGGTCTTTAGAACCTCATAAATGGCAGGGATTAAGTCGCCCTTTAAATCTTCCATACCGATGTAGTGTGCGTTTTCTTTGACTGTAGCCATATTGCTGTGCCTTGCCGACTCGTCATAATGAATAGCGACTTGGACTTGGATTTGGTCTTTAGTGCCAAAGAAGTTAGTGATTCTAGCGTAGGCTTGTGGGGCTGGTACGCCAAATTGTGTTTGTACAGCGAGCTTGAGTGCCATGTAAATCTCCTTAGTAAGTCATTTCGGTTGTGCGAATCTGCGCCACGACACGAATAGTCGTTGCCGCTTGTCCTGTAAAAGTAACTCGTAATCCACCATTAGTCGTGTCTGCTGTTACTGCAATAGCCCAAGTAGATGCCCCAGCATCAGCATAGGTAGAGGTTACTGTAGGTGTTCCGACCAAGGCTGTAGATGCCGCATTAGCACCTCGTTTAATTACACCCTCGATAGTGAATCCTTTAGTGTTACCACCGCCAGTAACTCCTGAGATAATTTCTCCAGTAAAGAAGTAAGCAGAGTTGTTAGGTAGTATTACTTGGTTGGTTGTAGATGCGGCTGATGAGTTTGAGCGTAATGCTGTGGCTGTAGCATCGGTAGTTTGTGTCCCAAGAATAAGTAATGCTGCTTGATTTATTCCTGAAGCATCAGCAATTGGGTTGCCATGTGCTGGAAATACTGCATTTCCTATAATGCTTCTAGTTGTTCCACGAACACCGCCTCCAATAAATGAATATGCACTATTGGCTGTATTTGCATACCCGTTTCCTACAAATGAACCTTCTGCTGAAGCATTGTTATTAAACCCTGAAACAACAGCAGAAAATACTCCTGATGCTGTATTACCACCAACACTACTACCAGTTGTTCCACCACCACCAATAAAAGAAGCAATTCCACTAGCAGTATTTCTTTGTCCACCAACTACAACAGAAAAATCCCCACTAGCCACATTCCTATTAGCCGCAGTACCAGCATCACCACCACCACCGATAAATGAATAACTACCTGTAGCTTGGTTATTACCACCGCCTACTACTACTCCATGAGGAGTAAA